CAAGGTTAAAGTATCTCTATCAAGACTTCATACTAAGCGTAATGAGGTTACTGTCAGAATGAATGGTGTTCGTCGAAAAGCTCCAATTGGCGTTATACTTCACGGTCCTCCTGGTATTGGAAAGAGTAATTTGTTAGCGTTCATTACGCGAGTACACTGTGATGTTATGCAGAGAAAGTACTCCGATAGGTATTTGTACGCACGTACTCTTACTTCTGATTACTGGGAAGGTTATGATCCTTTGTCACAGCCGTACATTCATTACTCTGAGATTGGTGCTGTGCACCCTGATCTTGTTAAGAGTCAGGGTGATAGTGCTATAAAAGAGTTAACGTCACTTGTTGATGGTACTGCTTATAGTTGTGACATGGCATTTGCTGGCAAGGGATGTACGTTTGCTCAACCTGAACTTGTTCTTGGTGATACAAATTGTCCTGATTTGAATTTGAAGAGATTGGTTCGCAATCCAGCCGCTTATGAAAGACGTTTTTTGTACGTTAGACCTCACGTTAAACAAGAGTATCGCATGCAAGATTCGGAAGCATTAAATAAGAGTGAAGCTGTGCGAGCAGAAGATCCCTTTGATTTGTGGACATTTGATGTTATTTTCAAAGTGGCAACGAGCAATACGACATCTGAGGATAAGGTCCTTTTGGATGGTGGTGATATTCATCAATTGTATGATACGTTATTTAATCGATTTCGTAATCATATAAAGAATGAAGAACGTGTTTTATCTTTTGTTTCTACCGCTCTCGAAACCGGTGTTTATGGCACTCAATTAGAGAATGATGAGAAAGAAGAAGATGAAATTGTTCGAGATGATCCTGCGTTTAATCAAACAGTTCCACTTAGTCATTCTTTCAAGCAACGTAGAGCTGCTGCAATTCTTGCATCTGATTTACATGGTCCCATACACGGACGTAGTGTTGGTCCTGTTCTTGAATCTGGTGAAGAAGAGATTAAAGACATGAGTCATTCTAGTTGTTTTGAAGATTTGCCCCTCCCTAGTATGGAACCCTGCAAAACCAATATTCTCAAAAAAGTTGATGCAGTTGATGTTAAACATCGTCTTAAGGATAAGAATGTTCAAGCTCCTCCACTCGCTTATGATAATTATGGTATTTGGTTGGCAAACTCTGCTTGGGGGGAATTTAGACATGTTCTTTATGTACTATTGTCACTTGCATGGCGATGGTGTGTTTGGAAGTTTCATATCTTAATTCTCCTCTTTTTCTTCTATACATGCGGTACATTTATTGTGTGTTTAATAGTTGTATTAGATACTGTTTGTTCTACTGATTGGGGAGTTGTTCAGAATAAAGTTGCTGTTAAAAGACTGGCAAATCGTTGGGGGTTTGGTGCAAAATCTTACAAGTTTCTCTATTTTTGTTATGTTCCATGGAAGTTTATAAGAGATAATTTTGTAGCTTTATGTCGATATGAGTTGTGTCAACGCATTTATAAGGATGTTTTAAGTGAGGTTGAGGATCAGTTTAAGTTTTCCGTTGATTATTTGTGCTATTTGGTTGGAAGAAATGACGCATTTAAGCCGTATACTACGTATCGTGGTTACCAGAGACGTAAGGATCTTCTCTACATTACGTGTGGAGCAGGTTTGTCAGTTTTATTAGGTGTCGCCACGGTAAAGTTAACGCAGTGTGCAACTAGAAAGTCAATGAATAAGAAGAAAGTTGAAACTACGATCTATGAAGATGTTGTCATGGAAGCCAAATCAGAATTTCTCGTCTTTGATGAGAATAATGAAAAGTTGCATGAGATTGAAAGCAATATACATTGTGCAGGGCCTCTAAAGCGTGTTGGAAACGTTAAGACGGAGCAGTGGAATTATATCCAATGCTCTGATCCTAGTCAGATAAAAACTGCTGATGCCAAAGGCTTTGTTCAATCTTTGAGTTTGAACTCGCGTTATGGAGAAGTGAAGTGTCACGCACGTAATGCGTCGCGTCCCACTCATTTCTTTGGCATTTGTGGAAATATGGCTATTGTTAACAAACATGCATTGTTTCATGGAGAGAACATGGAAATCTGGATCTCTAACACCGGCAAGGTGCGTACAGATAAGAACAATTTCTTTAGATCTAAGATTACTTCTGATGATATTCGTTACTTAAATGATGATGTTGCTCTCATTCGTTTGTCATCTATGCAATTTCATGACTATACTGCTAATATTCAACTTGATTCTAAGTTTCCAAAATTTGCTGATGCGTTTATTGGTTTGACTCCAGTTGTTGCTACTTTTGTTAATGATGTAATAGTTGCACGTGGTGAAGATGGTCCCATAATTAGTCAG